TAGCTAACGAAATCTAACCACTCGCGTTCACATATCCACAGCACACCCTGGCACTGCTGGATATATTTGGTTGGCAGCTTATCGCCGCGTAAATAACTGACATGTACGGCCGGGCTGGGACATTTAATTTCCAGGGATCCTACGTCAGATATGAGCCCGTCCGGACTTACCCCGCATTCCAGGCTATCATGCTTGCAGAAACCGACTTCCTGGACCTCATTGCCACTAGCCAGCTCATAGAAGTTTCTAGCCATTGGCTCCAGCTCTGTGCCTCTTTGCATCCATTCAGTGACCTTGACCTCTGTAGAGCGTCCTATGAGCTTCTCAGCGATCAGCTGATTGATGTAGTTGTCAGCTGATGTCGATGGCTTACCGGAGGTTGTGATCAGCTTGTCAAAGCCTGATCCACTAGGACAGCCAAGGCGCGACTCAAGCCACGCATCAGTTCCTTGCTCGTACCCGACGATTCTCATCTTTACCTCCCGATTCTTTTTTATTTCTCTTTAGCCAACACTCAGCGCATTCATCACCCCAAGGATCTTTGGTTATCGCTCTTCTGCCACAGTTATGGCATTTTGGTGTGTCATGAACTTGCATCGTTCTGCTCCATGCGTTCTAGCTTAGTCTTGAGCATAGTCACTGCTTGATCAAACTGAGACAGTGGCAACATCTCGATCGCAGCGATCTTGTAGTGCTCACAGAACTTGTCAGCATCAGTCGCAGTATCCTTGATTAGATCATTGAGTGTTTCTGCCTGGGCCTCGCTGACCATCGCGTTTTCCATCTCAACGCGCATGCGTTCTTTCTCAGCTGCTGGTAAGTCTTCCCCGGAAAAAATGTACAGGCCTAATCCCATAATCGCGATCGCCTTAACAAGACACCTCATTTTGGCATCTGAGATCATGCGAGAGCTTGGGTTAACGATCGAGTTATTTTTGTGGTCCATGACAGGCAGCCACATGTGACGGCTAACAGATTGATCGCCTTTGTGGATAGTCAGGATACAAGTAACCTCGACAGTACCGTTCTCTATCTTGCGATCTTCAAAGTGATAGTAGGAGTCAGGATAGTGCTCCATGAGAGTGGACCACGCCCAGGTCCAGGACAGATAAGACAGATTGCCTTTCTTTTCGATATTCTCGTTGACGTTGATTGCGGAAAGAGTTTTCCAGATTTCTGCTGCTAAAGTCATAATTGAACCCCCATTGATTAACAACAGGGGGATTATGCACAGCTTTTGTTTATATGGTCAACACTTTTTGTGTTAGACGTTACGCAACCTAGCAATTAAGCGATCGGCACGATTGGTGACCTGGCGATAGTAACGGGAGTCGATTAACTCATCACATGCACCTTCCCAATCCCTAGATGCGATATTCGCGTTGAACTTGACGAACTTGCTCAACCGCGGCCGGCCCATATTGAACATGAGGTTCGCCAGGATCAATTGCACTTCCTCTGGAAGGTCTTCATAGTCCTCATACAGCCTCCGACACTCATCCAGGGTGACTTGTACGTCTTTCTCGAAAACTTCCGCTACACGTTCTTCTGAGACCGCTGTGCCTACTTCCATGCCGTGCTCTGGATCATCCTCTGTCACCAGGTGTCCAATACCAAAAGTAGGCAGTCCTAAATGGTCCAGGTAGATTTCATACTTGCAGCCTTCGTCATACTCTAGCTCCAATCGTAACTGCTCAATGTTGTTCATCACTTCTTCCTTAGCTTCATGATCTTGTCGGCAGACTTGATTCCAAAGGCCGCAGAACATGCAAGAAATAATAAATATTGATACCACTCAGGGGTTTTTTCTAGCGCGTCAAATCCCTGGTCCAACCTTTCGATGACACTGTTGTCTCCGGTAACCACAGCGTAACCGACAGCGATCAGGGGCAGGGTCAGTACAATCGTGAGATATTCATCCTTCCAGGAGCTCCCGGAAGCCTCTGCCATCTTGGATTCCCAATCAGCATCATTGTTTATCTGACTGATCTTCCGCTGCTGGATGGCTTTCTTTTCTTCAGCCTTTCCTTGTAAAAACTCTTTGCCCAGCTCCATTGCGGGCCCTAGTAGCATCTGTAACAAGCTCAACCTCCTCTGGTTTACGGCCGCACCGATCGCATTTCTGCACCGGCCTGGCGACAGACTTACCACCACATTCTGTCTCGTACAGCCCTCGTGTGAAGCTATACAGACACGTTTTCATTTCACTTCTTCTCTATGTTTTTCTTTAGAGCTGAACTGCCGAAAAAAGCTGAACAGAGCACGGCAATCGAGGCGAAATAAGTGGGCGCGATGTCTGCGATCAACTCTGCCGCTTTGCCCATCGACAATGCATCCGACAAGAAGATTCCGAACGGATATAGGAGAAGTCCGAAAAGTGCGAAATAGGCCATCTTTCTTTGCGCTGCCCGGTCATCAGTTTCGAGCTGGCGCATCGCATCCCGATGAGCATCCTCATCTTCCATTTTACGGCGACGACTCTCAATCTCAATGAGAGCAAGCTCATGCGAATCGATAACGCCATTCCCGTTCTCATCGTACTTCTCCAGGATTTCCTTAGTCACTTCTTGGTTCTCCTACGGCCCGATGCAGTCACTGCATGCTTGATTGGCTTTGATGATGTCTTGCGTTTGATGCTAGACTTCTTCTCCGCTGCAGTCATTTTAGCGGCTACCTTTTTGGGCCGACAGGATGGATAAGGACGCTTGTTTTTGTCTTTCCCTGATCGGCCACATTTTTTGCCGGTCTTGAGATCAACCCAATCTTCCTTGAACCACTTGGTGAGCCCACCCTTCGGCTTACTTGTACGTCCCGCCACGCTTCTTGTACTCCTTGGTCAGCCACGCACTTCCGTAAGCACTTGGCCAAACCTTAAATTTACGCTTTGCCGCCGCCTTTACTCTTGCGTACAGCTTTTTGTCTTTTGGTTCCGCCACGTTTCACCGCCTTCAGATCTGCTGCAGTTATTTTGTCCCTGGGGGGAGCTACCCTGGCTAGCTTCTTCTGCTTCGCTGAGTAGCTCTTCTTGCCTTTCGGAAACGGCATTACCGGGCCTTCTTACACTTGCCCGCTGCTGCGCACGCTTTTGGGCTAGGACAGCCGCGACACGGTTTGAACCCCGACTTCGCCTGGTTCGCCATCTTCTTGCCAGCTGATTTTTTGCCATACATTGCCATCATTAGTTCCTCTTAACATTTCCACTTTTTGCGTGACCAGTAGTTCGCAGAGAACTTATCATCAGTCCCTTTAATACCACTTGATCTCGCGCAATATGATTTTTTGCGTGACGGCTGATCTTTCTTGATCGACATATTCGGATCGCCGAACCTGACTAGCTTTACCTGATCACCCTTCTTTGCCAAAACAGCAAACTTCTTTTTAGCTCCAGGTGTGCGTTTCGGCTTGTTATAACCGCTGAAACTTTCACCGCGATATTTGATAGCCATTAGTTATTTACCTTTAAGAGATATAAACCAAAGTACAAGGGCCACGGCCCCGCCCACCACACCGAGAATAGCAATGCCAGCAGCAGCATACAAAAATCCATTCTGTATGGCTTTCTTTCTAGCCAGTTTCTTAGCTTCTGCACGTCTGCGCTCGTTTTCCCGCATCTGCTTGCGGTTCCGCATGAAGGTCTCGTAGTCGCCGAGGAGGTTTGCGCGGCCTCCCCACACCATCAATTCCTTGATCCGTTTTTCTTCCTGGGTGATGCGCTCTAGTTCCCAGAACGCTTCAGCGTCACCCTGATCAGCCTGTTTCTTGATCTCTTCCTTGGCATCGCACAGCTTAGATAATTGACTACCAGCCTGGCCTATTGACGAGATATTTCCGGCCATTTCTTTTAGAGAAGAGATTGCTTCGTTAGCAGCTTTCACTGCGCTGATTGCGAGGCCGATCTCCGCTAACATCTACGACATCCGCGTCAAAAGCGTTATCAAAAGCATGATCGTAGCACCCGCTGTAGCAATCATTATTCCTTCAATCCGCTTGATTCTGAGGATCGTCTCCTTCCACCGCTCACCGCACACCTGTTCATGTGCCTCAAGACGTATCTCGATGGTGTCGATTCGCTTGTGTGCCGATGCAACAGTGCGCTTGTCCACTAGTATGTTCCTTGCCAGACCCGAAACTTATCGAACTCACCGGACAGAATCTTGCGCTTCACAACTTCTGCACGGGCTTGTGTATCGTCCCACTTTACCCCAGCTTCCTTGCACCACTCTTCAATCATGTTGAGCGGTATAGATCCAACCAAACGACTCTCGCCAGATTGACCACATCCTGCGTCACGCAGCATCTGCGCACGGTGCATCTCTGGTCTTACATCATGAGTCTTCTGGATGATGACTTTGTTGTCAGCCTCGTTATATAGGACCCTTTCACCGATCTTCATTCAGCTGCCACCTTTTTAGCTCTAGGCTTGCGAGCTGGTTTTGGCTTCTCTACCTCAATCACTGGCTCCAGGTTAGTGCCATACATAGTCGCATCTGCCA